TACAATGGCTTGATTGTTTATTTTTTGCTCAAAAGAAAAAAGGTACAGTCAAGATACAATCCAATGGAAAAGTGGAAACTAAAGTCAAACAATCTAAAGATGAAAGAATTGTTTGGTGTAATGAGCAAATTTTTTGTCAAGCAAAAAATAGATATGCTTTACCAGATGAATTGCCATTGGACTGGAATCAAATCAGAGCGGAAATGCTGAAATGAGTTTTGTTCCTTTAACAAAAGAAACAGAAGAAGTAATTGAACTGCTTGAATTAGTGCAAGTTATTTTAAAACACGCCAAAAAAGTAGATCAAGACGAAGAACTTACTCCTCAAGGCACTATCAATTTAATTGATGAAATTAATGATGTGGTCGAAGAGGGGAAAGATTGGTTGGATTCGCAATCTTATATAGAAAACGAATCTTAATTTTAATAAATCTATAAAGGAGAACAAAAATGGATTTAGAAGAATATTATGATGGAGTTGAAATAAGCTCTGAAGACGAACAGATTGAGCCTGGTCAGTATATGATGCAATATCAAGACGAAACTCAATTAGAAAATAATAATGGTTGGGTAGGAATTAAAATTTTATTCCAAATTTTAGGCCCTAAACACAAAGGTCGCTTAGTATCTGGTTTGTTTACAGTTGCAAATGCTAACTCTAGTAAGTCAGTTGAAATAGGTAAAACTGAATTATCTGCTTTAGCTTCTGCTTGTGGTTTAACTTCTTTAAAAAATACTGAAGATTTTAGAGGTAAACCTTTTAATGGGATGGTTAAACTTAATGACAAGGGATATAGTGAGTTAGATTCAAATTTTGGTAAGGGGTTTAGTAAGGCAGAACAAGCTACTGCTACACCAGTAGTTAAGGCTGAGAAACCAAAAGCGGAATCGACATTCACCGATGACGAAATCCCTTTTTGAGTTAATTACTACTAATCGTCCCTCTCTATGTGCTTATTGTAAAAATCCAGTTTCAGGTTTTTTATACAGAGAGGACGATAAGTATTTCGGTGCTTGCTCAATGGAGCATTTAGCAAAAATAAAATCAGGAGAACGATTAAATAAGATGGCTTACTTAAATGAAGAAGGCATAGCTGACGCAACAATAAAAACTAAAGAAAAGTATTTAGCTTTAGCAAAGAAAAATGAATCTTATGTGATTCACGAATGGACAGGAGAAGATCGTCAAAAATTATTTGGCGAAGCAATTAAAAATTATTTAGACTGGGCTAACGAACAAGCGCAGACAGGAAACGTAGGGAAAATAACCAGAGATGGAACTTAATAAATATTATGGCGAAGATGGTTTAGTAATTGATCCAGTTTTAGGATTTACCAGTAGCAGTAAAGATATTTCAGATTTAATTAGAGAAATGAACGATAACGGTTTGTTGGTTTCTGTAATAGATATGAGTGGTGATGTAATTCGTGTACCAGTAAAAGGTACAGGTCAAGCAAGGCCAGATAAGCCTAACTCTGGTGAGCGTAGTGGTTGGTATTCTTTTTTTCAAACAGGTACATATCAATCATGTACTTATTCTAATTGGCGAGAAAATATAACTTATAAATGGGTTAATACTGATGTTAATAAATTATCTAGTACAGAACAAAACCAATTAAAAGCACAAATCCAAGAAGCTCAAGAACGGGCTAACGATGAAAAGATTAAAAGCCAAAATCAAGTAGCTGAAGATTGCTATAAAAGGTTTCGTAACGCTGAAGAAATTAGTGAACATAAGTATCTTACCTACAAAAAAATTAAAAGTTATGGATTAAAAGGCATAAAAGATAGTCTTGTTGTGCCTTTGTATAATTCTAACATTGCTGTCAAGCCTGAGATTCGCTCTCTACAATATATAACTCCTAAGTCTAAAAAAAGCACTGAAGATTTTATTAAACGCTTTGTTTCAGCTTCAGAAGTATCAGGTAGTGTTTTTCATATTGGGTTTGATTGGGAACAGTTTGGTCAATTAGAAAAGTTAATTATTTGTGAAGGCTACGCAACTGGAGTTTCTATATACGAAGCAACGCAACTACCAGTGTTAGTAGTCTTTTCAGCTAACTTCGGCATGAAAGCCTTATTAAATATAAGAAAGTTTTGTAACGCTCAATTAATCTTGGCCTATGATAATGACAAAACTGGCATTGGTTTAAAGAAGGCAGAAGAAATACATCAAGCCATACCAAATTGCGTAGTAAGAATCCCAAGTGAGCAAGGTGATTACAATGACTTACATCAAAAGTATGGTTTGGATAGAGTTCGTGCTGAGTTAATTGAAAGTAAATTTAATATCAAACAATACTCTATAAAAAAAATTGTTGGTGATCCACCAGAAGTTAAATTTTTAGTAGATAAATTTATACCTTTAGGAGTGCCAGGCATATTAGCTTCTATTGGTGGTGTAGGTAAATCGTACTCTATGATTCAATTAGCAGTGGCTATTGCTACAGGTGGTAAATGGTGGGGTAAAGAAATTAAAGAGCAAGGCAGTTCAGTTATATTTTGTGCTGAAGATAGTCAAGATGAAATACATAGACGAATAGCTATGTTAGATCCAGAAGGTAAAAGATTTGATTACCATAATGAAATTTTTATCTATCCTGTGCCAGAACAGCTAGAACCATTAATTTTATTAAGAGAAGAAGGCATCACCAATCAAGCACAAGAGTTAGTTGAAGAATTAAAAACTATATCTAATTTAAAAATGGTTTGTTTTGATCCTTTGCAGGCCTTCACTACAGCTAATATTAGTCAATCAAATGAAGCTGGACAGATGTGGTCGTCCTATACATCACAAATATCAGCAAAACTAAATGCAACGTGTATTACTTGTCATCATTTAAATAAAAGTTCTTTATCAAATGATTCGGATAATGTGTTATCTCATAGACAAGAAGTCCTGGGAGCTAGTTCCATTGTTAATGGAGCTAGGTGGTGTATTAATTTATGGCTTTCAGATGAGCAAACTTGCACACAAATATGCTTGGATAAAGGCATACCATTTAATAGAATGAGTGTCGTAAAAGCAGGAGTTGTCAAAAGTAATAGTGGTGATGTTGATTATTCAGTACAAACACTATTTAGAAAGAACGCAGTATTAGAGCCAATAGAAAATGCTAGTGGAGGTATAAATTGGGATTGAAAGTTTTAAGTTTGTTTGATGGTATGAGTTGTGGTCGTTTGGCTTTAGATAGACTAGGTATCAAAGTTGATAAATACTACGCTAGTGAGATAGATAAATATGCTATCCAAGTAGCACAAGCTAACTATCCAGACACAATCCATATTGGTGATGTTTGTGATATTAAGGCAGAAGATTACCAAGACATAGATTTAATTTTAGCTGGTAGTCCATGTCAAGGATTTAGTTTTGCAGGTAAACAATTAGCCTTTGACGATCCACGTTCAGCTTTGTTTTTTGAGTTTGTAAGACTCTTAAAAGAAATTAAACCTAAATATTTTTTATTAGAAAACGTCAAAATGAAGAAAGAATTTTTAGATGTTATTAGTGAGCAAGTATCAGCTTGTTATCCAGATTTTGAGGGTGGTGATATGTTTGGTGGCAAGATAGAGCCTATCCTTATAAATTCAGCATTGGTATCAGCACAAAATCGCCAAAGATATTATTGGACAAACATATCAGGCGTAGAACAACCCGAACAACGAGGGATTGTATTAAGGGATATATTGGAGAATGGTTTCGACAGCGAAAGAGATAAAAGTTATTGCCTAGATGCAAATTATTACAAAGGTAGTAGCGTAGAAAATTATTTTAAAAAAAGCCGTAGGCAAATGGTTTATCAAGACGAAACCCACGACACCCCTAAACAAGTAGGTACAGCAGAAGATATTAACGGTCACGATATATTAAAAAGAGTCTACTCGCCTGACGGTAAAGCACCTACGCTAAATACAATGGGTGGTGGTAACAGAGAGCCTAAAGTTGTCGGAGGTGCTTGGCGTGGTCGTTATGAAGATGATAAATCTATCAAACAAAATTTAGAGTTGCGTAAAGACGGTAAAACTAATTCATTGACTACCGTACAAAAAGATAATGTGGTGGTAGAGAATGAAACCTATTGGCGTAAATTAACTTGCGTTGAGTGTGAACGCTTACAGACTGTGCCAGATAATTATACAAATCACGTGAGCAATACGCAGAGATATAAAATGCTTGGCAACGGTTGGACGATAGAAGTTATTGCTCATATCTTAAAAAATATTAAATGAAAAGAAAACGCAAAAAGAGTTTAAATAAAGCTCAAAAACAATGGGATAAAGCTTTAACTAAAGTTCAGGATAAACAAAATGACGATAAAAATACTACAAGGCAATTGCCTAGATAAATTAAAAGATTTGCCAGAGCAATCTGTAAATACCTGTATTACTTCTCCGCCTTATTGGGGGTTGAGGGATTATGGCGAGGGCGAACAGTTAGGTTTAGAGGAAACTCCAGAAGAATTTGTTGATAACTTGGTTAAGGTATTTAGAGAAGTAAAACGAGTGTTGCGAGATGATGGTACAGTTTGGCTTAATTTAGGTGATACTTTTTTAAAAAACAAACAGTTAGGTTGTATTCCCTTTAAAACAGCTATTGCTTTACAGCAAGATGGTTGGTATCTCAGACAAGACATCATCTGGCATAAACCCAATCCAATGCCTGAAAGCGTTACAGATCGTTGTACCAAAGCACATGAATATATATTTTTATTAAGCAAGAATCCAAAGTATTACTTTGATAATGAAGCCATAAAAGAAGATGCAAAGTTTCCAGATGGGCCAAACAGTCCTCACAAAATAAAAGCTGTAGAAAATGTTTATTCAGCTAATCTTCAAAAAATAGGTGCTAATCCCAAAAAGAATAAAAGATCTGTTTGGACTGTTACCACCAAACCATTTAAAGGCGCACATTTTGCAACTTTTCCAATGGATTTAATAGAGCCATGTGTTTTAGCTGGGTGTCCAAAAGGAGGTACAGTTTTAGATCCTTTTGGTGGTAGTGGTACTACTGGCATTGTGGCTAACAATCATAATCGAAATGCCATATTAATTGAATTAAATGAAGATTATATTAATCTGGCAAATAAAAGGATTGAAAAGCAAGGTGATATGTTTACAGAGGTAGAAATAATTAAATGAAAACACAAAGCGCCAAAGCGAAGGGTAGAAAACTACAACAATTAGTTAGAGATAAATTAATTGAGATGTTAGACATACATTCAGAAGATGTTAAGAGTACATCAATGGGTGCAGGTGGTGAAGATGTCACTATGTC